GGAGAAAAGAAATGAAATCATACTCCCAAAATCAAATAAATACTTATCCACAAAAACCGTGGATAAACCTGTTTAAAACCATTAAATTTAACAAAAAAACAAGGCATTTACTGGGTTAAATAGGCATGATTTAGCTTAAAACAATTTTTACAATAACAATAAAAAAGGAGAGAAATGAAAACACTTGCTAAAGTACATATTTTAGGCATCGTAGGTCAAACGCCTGAACTTAAACAAGCAAAATCAGGATTGCCAATTGTGACTTTTCCAGTCGCAACGATGGTTAAAAGAAAAGACCCGAACGGAGAACCATTTGAAGCGACTTTGTGGCATAACGTTGTAGCTTTCGGAAAGACTGCAGAGAATGCATCAAAGATAGTCACCAAAGGCTCAAAGATATATTTGGACGGGACTTTAGACTATCAGGAATACCAAGACAGCTCAGGCAGTCAAAAACTCTCTACAAAGATTATCCTTAACGATTTCAGTATATTGCAAAAACCAGAAGAGAGAATGGGTAATGTTGCACCCAGAAAGACAGTAACAAATGACATTTATGACGGTATACCGTTTTAAGAAGGTGGGGAACAAGAAAGCGTGGAACTTGCTCCCCTATTTTGCTGCACGCAAAGTATAACAAAATATTATTTTTTACCAAGTTTTTTTAACATGTCTTGCAGAGATTGATCTCGAACGTCTGGGGTCATATTTGCAAGCTTTTTTACATCACTAAAACTTAATTCTTGCTTAAGTTGTGAATCGTCATAACGAATTAAAGAATCATGTTTAGCAGTTTCTAACATCTGCTCAAAAAAAAGATCATTTTCAACGCTCCAACAGTTTTCAGGGATGCGTCTTGCTATCTTTTCAGCTATTTCAAAATGTTCAATCGGTGCTGAGTTATTGCGATGCGTTACTTTTATTGGGCTTGTGCGATTAGACTTTTCATTATGCAAGATTTGCAATACACACGACCTCAGCCACCCATTAGTTGGCATGGGAATATCCATAAGATACAAAATAAAGTCGTCTACATCAGGAAAAGGTTTATCAATTGACCTAAACGAATAAGCTTTTTTTGTAATAAGTTCACCATCTGTGATATTCTTTTCTTGCAGTCGCTGATAGAAAATATCTTTCCATGCGTCTGCAACGTCTGAAGCATCATCACCCTTAAACATGTAACCATGGTTAGGATGATTTGCTTTAAGACAATTAAAAATATAATCAATAAACATTTGATCTATTTTTTTTTGCATTATTTTTCCTTGTTTTTTAGTTGATTGTGTAAAGCAAAAGGATTACTTAGCGAGGGTCTTTTTGCTTGCTTTTTATTGAAGTAATCAATGCTGAAACTTTTCCACGAACTGAGTAAAAACTTTTTGATGCAATCGTTAATATCAAGTCCTGCAAATTTCATTTTTTGAAGTTCTTCAATGATTATTTCAATGTTAGATTGATAAATAGGAATATTTCTTTCTTTTAAGGCATCTAGGAAGCTCTCTATTAAATTATCTTTAATCATTAAACCGTATTGATGGGTCAACTGTTTAAATCGCTCAGAAGCGCTGTAAATAGGTTTTAGGTTTTCTAAAACTTGAGAAGGTAAATTGTCTTTTGTTGATTGTAATTGCTCATGTGCTTTTGCGATTATCTCTTGCTCTGTTTTAACTGCACCCTCTTCCCACGGTTTATAATTAATCCATGTCGAGATGTGTGGGAGAAATTTTTGCTCACGGTCACCATACTTCAATTCATAATTTGTTTTTATCAAATCAATCATTGTTTCACTCTGTTTATCAAGTTTGTGTGTTTTCCACGCTGCATACGCTTTTATCTTTTCTCCACGTTTATTTGAATGCGACCAGAACAGCTCGAACTCATCGGAGTATGATTTTTTCTGATTACCACAAGATATATTATTATTATTTATAACTTCTTTATTTATATATTCTTTATTTATAGGGGGGGTGTTTTCCATACGCATGGATTCCATGTGCATGGTTTCCATGGGTATGGTTATGCGCATTTTTAAATAGTAATCCCAGTTAGTAATTTGTCCCTGTTCATTTTTTGCAGGTATCAATTGTAATAGTCCGAGAGATCTTAATTTAGTAAAAATATGATTGATTTTATTAATACCAATTTTAAAATGATTTCTTAATTGTTGTTTATTGATGTCCCACTGCTCTGGTTTGCTTGCTAAATAACAATAAATCCCTAACACCTCAACATCATCAATCGCATTGAGTGTTTCATTTAATAGCTGCGTGAAACCTAAATCCTCTTTAAAAAGTTTTGGTTGTAATTTTTCCACTTTCTTGCCTCTTATACATCTTGAAGTTACATCTTGAGTTACATCTGTTTGATTTAATGCTGAATTATTTTTGTTGTTATTTTTATCATTCATGATATAATTTACCCGTCCTGTTAGTAAAGTGATTGACATTCGTCCTGTTAGTAAAGTAAAAGTAAGTTTGTTAATTGCTCATAAAGGCCAACTGCAAATTGGCCTTTAATCTTATATTAAATCTCGCTCGTGTAAATCCCTGCCAATTTCTGACACTGCTATAGCTATCATTTGCAAAGACTTAGCATATAACTTGTTGTCTCTATCGCAATAAATATTTATAAATTTGCTAATTTGTCCGACAATCAAAGGTTTTAAAATGGTGTCAATTTTGTGCTCAAGAGCCTCAATTTCTTGCAGTGTTATTATTTCCATTTAATTACTCGCCTGTTTAATCTCTTCTAAATCACTAGCTACGTTAGTATCTAGCAATGCTTCCGACACTTGATCAGCAATATAATCACTATCTAAGTGTACGTTGACGTGCTTTATATCATGACTAAATGTCTTGTTTAATATATAGACGCTCGATGACATTAAAAAAAAGCTCAAGCACAATAAAAATACAATCCCCATTAACTTCAAAATCTCATTTGTCTGCATAATTTAAACTCAACATAATAAGTAAGTTAGATACCAATGCATCTGCAATTTTATCTATGTCATATCCAGCTACTCCTTGGTCTAATAGAGTAGCTCGGAATACATTTTTCAGCTTTTCTTCTGGGCTCAAATCCTTTTGATTGCTCATTATGACGCTCTCTTTGCGTGTGCTAAATCAGCCTTTAATACGCCCTGCGTGATTGCTTCAATCATACGCTGTTGTCGCATCGGAACGTATCCGCACATTCTATATATACGCCATGAACTTAAGCTCATGCACGTACCTCTGGATACCTCAGTCCATCTTCTATCAAAATGATTATAAACATCATCAATTGTCATAAAATTACCCTCAGTTATAATAAAATTTAAAAATGTGCATTTACACATATAGTTAAATATAATATTATTATGATCGAAAATCAATAAGGAGAACAAAAATGGAAACGAATCAATTATTAGATATAACTAATGATGAATATCACTCAAGTGATGGCTACTCCAAGAGTGCTTTAATCACTTATAGAGATTCGCCAGTGAAGTTTTACAATGAGTACGTTTTGAAGAACCGTGAGTTTAAGCAATCAGATGATTTTATGCTCGGTCAATTAGTGCATACAGTTTTGCTTGAGCCTCACAAAATGGGCGCTTACATCCCTGCACCAACTTTTGACAAACGCACGAAGAAAGGCAAAGAAGAGTTCGAAAAGTTTGAAGCTTATACAAAAGAGCAAAACATCATCGCAGTCGATGCAAATATTTATGCTAAATCGGCAGACATGGCAAAAGCAATTGTGAGCGATAGAATAGCACGCTCAATTCTCGAAGATGCAGAGTGTGAAAAGTCTATATTCTGGAATGATTTAGACACTGGTTTTATATTTAAATCACGCCCCGATATCATCAAAGGCGGTATTGTTGCAGACGTTAAGACATGCAAAGACGTAACATACAAAGGGTTCCAGCGTAGTTGCGTAGACTATGGTTACTTTTTACAGGCAGCCATGGCAAAGATTGCACTTGAGAAAGCAGGGCGAGAGTTCGAAAAGTTTGTGTTTATTTGTTGCGATAAAACAAGTCATGAAGTAGTACTTTATGCGCTTGATGAACCAGCTATAGACTATGGTTTAAGACTGTTTGCAAGCTTATCACAAAAACTTAAACACGAATTCGAGGACGACAGTTTTTTAAAGTCGAAAGTAAAAACATTAACACCACCAGCATGGGCAGAATGGGACTTAAACAATGACTGACTTAGAAATTATGCATAGACAAGCAAAATTAATCGAAGAACAAAAACGCTTGTTTATAAATACCGTTGACCAATTTAAGCGTGATTTAACATATATGCAAGGCTTGATGACGATGATGGCAATTGAACACAAACAAACAAAATATATATCAGAAGATGCGATTATATTTATTCGTGACCAAATCGAAGAAATGCAATCCATGTTAAACGACTTTGAATACAGGATGAAAGATTATGAACGAAATTAAAACATATAGCCCAGAATACACAAATGGTGAGTTTCAACTCGGATTTGCTGGAACTAAACAAACGTCTGAAAACCCATTACAGGCGACAGGTGAGGCAAGAGCAGTAGCAGAAGTACAAGCACAATACGTCATAGCTAAAAAGTTCCCACGAAACCAACACGAAGCTTATATGCAAATACTAGAGTCGTGCAAACGTCCGTATCTTGCTGAACAAGCCATGTATGCTTACCCAAGAGGCGGTCAATTAGTTGAGGGTGCAAGTATTCGGTTAGCTGAAAGCATGGCTCAGTCGTGGGGCAATCTTGATTGTGGCGTACGTGAGGTTAGTCAAGCTAATGGCGTATCAATTGCTGAGGCTTATGCAATCGATTTGCAGACTAATACACGAGTGACAAAAGTGTTTCATGTGCCCCACACACGTGATACAAAGAAGGGAAAGCAAAAGCTTACAGACTCAAGAGATATCTACGAGCTTGTTGCAAATCAAGGCGCAAGACGCTTGAGAGCTTGTATTCTTGCCATCATTCCCGGCGATGTTGTTGAAGCAGCCGTAGCGCAATGCAGAAAGACTCTTGAGACTAGTGAGATTCCAATGTCTGAGCAGATAAAGAGGCTTGTTGTTGCGTTTGATGAAATTGGCGTGAAAGTTGAGCATTTAGAAGCTAGACTCGGCCACAATCTTGATGCTACAGTTCCTCAAGAAATTGTTACGTTACGTGGTATTTTTAAAAGTATCAAAGACGGTATGAGCAACCGTGAAGACTTTTTCGATGCATTCAAAAAGCCTGAAAAAGCGAGTAACGAACAGGCTAAGGAAGACTTAGAAAAATTACTGGGGACTAAGATTGAAAAAACTAAACTTTGAATATGATAATGTTGCACACGCTGAGGTCATCTATCAGATTGTAGATAATGCTCTTGATTTGATTCATAACTATTTACAAGAGCAAGGTTTAATAGATGATGAAGACGTGGGTTACAAAGGGTTTTGTTTAGTTGAGGATGTTTGCAGCATCCTTTTTTTTTATGTACTGTTTAATGCAAGCCCAGAAGATATCATCACTGATAACTTTAATCATTTTATTAAGCGCATGCAAAATGAGTACACAAAACTATACCAAGACTATGAAAACATCCCAGAGGTACACTAATGGCTAAATTGTTTTACTATTATGCAGCGATGAACGCTGGAAAATCAACAAGCCTTATGCAATCGGCTCATAATTATGAAGAGCGTGGAATGAAAGTTCTCACTCTTTTGCCCAGCGTTGTCGGAAGAACAAAAGTAGAATCAAGAATAGGGTTAACAAGAGATGCAATTGTGTTTGATGCAGACACAATTGATGCAAAGTTATTTGAGGGAATTTCAGCGGTTTTTGTTGATGAAAGTCAATTTTTAAGAAAGAATCAAGTTATCTTCTTGGCTGGTGTAGTGGACACGATGGATATACCAGTATTGTGTTACGGTCTACGCACTGATTTTATGGGCGAACCTTTCGAGGGTTCTAAATATTTGCTATCACTAGCTGATAATATCATTGAGATAAAAACTATTTGTGAGTGTTCTAAAAAAGCAACGATGAACATTAGGATTGACGCTGATGGTAAGCGTATAAATGAGGGTGCTCAGGTTCAAATAGGCCGTGAGGAGTCATACGTTTCTGTTTGTCGAGCTGATTTTTTTAAGGGAATATAATGTGGCTGAATCTATTTTGGTTTAGCTGCAAAATATTCTCTATCTAACTTTTCAACCGTGTCATCACGATACGGTAAATATCCCCACCACGTAGGATAATCAGTATTCTGAGGCCATCCAGTTTGTACTGTGCTTGGTCTATCTTTAGTGTCAGACTCTTTCTTAACATCAAACATACTAATAACCATGTCATTCCTACGTCGTAGTTTAAAGCTTTATTAAGGCTGAGAAAACACAGGCTAATATTTAACTCATCCGCCAAGATAGAAATTAAATATTAGCCCTCTCCCTGAATATCAAAATCAAATATAACTTAAATATCATATGCAGCCAATAGATGGAAGCATCTCTCCTCTCCTATGTCGACTATGTTCCAAAATGGAACTTATGACTCTTCTCCCGTTAACAATCTTTTTCCCATTTATCCCAACCCCAACAGTTAGGATTTTGCCAAACTCTTCTTACCCACATGCCATCAGAGCATTGCGCAAAAATATCTTGCGGTGAGTTCATGTTTTCAAACACACGTTTTTTTTCGGCTATTGTGGCTAGTCTTTTAATCATTGTGTCGCTAAGTAATTTCATCTCTCTTCTCCCGTTAAAGAGGCTTTCGCCTCTATTTCAGACCTTTTAATTTGCTTTGAACATAAAATAATAATTCTTTGCCGTCATTACAAAAACCTGCAAACGTCATGATATCTTGATTGCGATAAAATGGTTGATTTTGGATTTTGCTAAGAACATTTAATAAAGCTTGCTGTTGATTGTCGCTATAAAAAGCTGGCCACACTTGTTCGCTTATCTCTACATATACTTGATTCATCTCTCTTCTCCCGTTAACGTTGTTTGTATGATTCGCATTATACCCAATAGAATATCATTGTCAAGAGTTTATTTAAAAATAATATTAAATGTAATAGTTTTTTAAGATAGTAGAGCGCATGCACACACGCATCATGCACACACACGCACGCACGTACGAGAGATGAAAGGTCGAGATAGCTTGCTCGATAAACAAAAAGCTAAATTTATGATCGATTTGGTCAGGTTGGGGAGGGTTCGGGGTTTCTGTCGGTGGGGATTGATCCGGTGGATGGGGATTCTCTGTGTTAATCCGCCAGCGATTTTTCTTGTTGCCTACTTTATAAACAGTTTAAAACCCCTGTTATCCAGGAATACATCCCCTATCCCATCCCCTCCACTCTATACTGTATCATCCCTTGTGGGATATCATAGAGACGACGATAATTGATGGAGAGATATCTTGTGTAACCCTATGTGGATAGAGAAGGCTAAGGTGTGCGGTATAAGCGATAATCATAACTATATACCAGTTTCGTGGGTATGCAGCCCACACATGAAGCAAGTGACTACGCTAATGTGCAATCACTGCTTACATATTATTGAGCTAAGCGATGTTATGGCGAATCAAACTACTTTACAAACTTCCGGTAATGTTTAATTGATTCCTCTTTTTCTGCTTTGCCTAAATGGGTGTTGTAATACTTTTTATAGTATTCCCAAATTGCTTCAACATCAGTATGTTGGGGCAACGGTTCACTGCGTCTACGATAGTGTAGTCGTGCCATGGCCGTTGCAAACCTCAGGTCGTACACCATGCGTTCTGGGTTTGGAATTGAAGGGGAAGCAAAGTTTAGTGCTAACAACTGAACTAAAGACGAACTATGTTTGATATAGTTTTCCCAGATATCGGTGTAAGTTGCAGGCTCCATTTGATAGATACCGAGTGCAGGACCTTTGACTTGTTTAACGTATGTGCCACCTAACGATTCACATGCGCAAGTAAATACAAGTAACTCCATAGCGTTATCACTATACATTTGTAAACTATCTAAAGCAGGTTTTATAATTTGTTCTCGCAATTGCTTATTATCAATCATTTTGTAATTTCTCCAAAAATAGTACAGAATAATTATAGAGGAGAATCTATTTATGAAACTAGACCCTAAAAAAATATATAAAAGTGTATTAAGTAATAAAATTTACGATGAACAAATTCATTGTTTAATGGTATTAGATATCATCGGCAATGGTGGCAGTGTTGCTGAATTTTGTATTGAAGCTTGTATATCTGAGAAAAGGTACTACAAATGGCGAAATACCTATCCTGTTTTTGATGAATGCTCACGGCTTGCTAACTTGTATGCTCAGGTTATGTGGGAACGTGAAGGCGAAGCAAATGCTGACAACCCAGACTTTAACTTTAAATATTGGGAAGGCATTGGTGCGCAGCGTTACCACTATGGTAGAAGCGCTAGAATACGTTTAAATGTAGATAGTAGTGCTGACCCACACACACAATATCAACAACTTATAGAGCAAGCCACAGGCGGTGAGTTTTGTGCAAGCGAAATTAAACAGCTAATGGAATCTATCAACATTGGTATTCGTGCGTTTGAATCATTTAAATTACAGGAACAAGTCGATAAAATGAAAGACGACTTAATTAAAATGAATATGCATAATGGCAACAATATTGCAGCAATTAAAGAAACTAAAGCAACAGATTAAAATACCGTATAGAATAGTATACGTTGAAAGGGAAATTCATCCCGACGAGTTTGTAGAAAAAGTAATTTATGTTCACATTTGGATATGAGGGTATAAAATGAGCTGGCTATCAAAAGGTTTAAAAAAAATAGAGGACGTTGTAGGTGGACTAGTACCACATACAAGTGAAGCAGAAAAAAGAGCAAGAGCTGATGCAGTAAATACTTATTATCAGCAAAAGCAATCTGCAATTGAAGAACAAAAAAGAATCGGTGCTGAGAAGCAAATGGAACAACAGCGTATCCAAGAAAAAACGATTCGGTCAATGAGACGTAAATATCGCTCTGGTGGATTCTTGCAACCAATGAGTGACTCTGGCTATCAACAAACATTAGGCTAAAAACATGGCAGACAGACTTTTAGATCAATTTAAGAAGCGCTACGATAGAGCGCAACAAATTAGCTATCTTTGGGCGAGTCTGCACGAAGCTTGCTATTTCTATGCAATACCAAATCGAAATAGATTCTGGAGACCAAAAGAGCAACAAGGTGAGTCAAAAGGTACAAGGGTTTATGATACAACGGCTATCGAAGCAACAAAAACATTTGTATCGAAACTACATACCGCTATGACCCCACCACAAACGCAATGGGGATTCTTAAGTGTTGACCCTGAGTTTGATGAGGACGATGCAGGAATAAGTCGTGATGACGCTCAACGTATGTTAAATGATTACATGCGCAAACTATTTGAATACATCCATGATTCTAATTTTGATGTAGTAATTAATGAATGTTATTTTGATTTAGCAGTAGGCACATCCTGTTTAGTTGTAAATCAATACACTGACGAACAACCGCTGTTATTTACATCTATCCCTATGGACAAACTTGCTATTGAAGAAGCAATGACTGGCAAGATTGAGTCATGGTACCGTAACTGGGAAGATGTTAAAGCAAGTGAGATAACAACACGCTGGCGCAATGCAGTAATACCACCAAGCATATTACAGATGATGAGAAACAATCCTGACTACACAATCAAGATGGTGTACGAAGGTGTTATGTATAATCCACAACAAAAAAAGAGTTATCAGTATGTGGTTTGTACTGACAGTGAGATTTTGTATGTAGATGAGTTTGAAGTAAATCCTGGTATTGTGTGGCGTTTCCAAAAAACAAATAACGATACATATGGGCGTGGCCCAATTATGGATGCATTACCATCTATTATCAGTTTAAATGAGCTTGCACGCATTGAACTTGCAGCAGCAAACCTTAATACATTTAAACCGTATATGGCATTTACTGACGCAACATTTAATCCACACACATTTAAATTACAGCCTATGACAATCATTCCAATTGCACCATTAGGCGCAGGTGGTCAACCACCTTTAATTCCATTGCCTGATACTTCAAATCCTCAGTTTAGCCAATTGAGTATCCAAGATTTGCGTATGCAGATTCGTAGCCTAATGTTTGCAGATTCAATCATTCCAACTGACTCTAAGCAACCGGTTAGTGCTACGCAATTGATGATACAAAATCAAACCTTGGCTGAACGTATTGGGCCTTTATTTAGTAGGTTACAACAAGAGTTTCTATGGCCAGTAATCGAAAGATGCTCATACATTCTGGACAAAATGGGTTTGCTTCCATATCCAAATCTAGACAGAAAGTTGATCTCTTTCGTTTACAGGTCACCACTTGCTTTAGCTAAGGGACAAGAGCAAATAGCCAGATTCACACAGTACTTCCAATTATTGCAAGGTATCAGTGGCCCTGAAGCAGCACAAGCATTTATTAACCCAATGGAATATCCGTATCTATTAGCAGACTTGATGCAAATTGATAGTCGGTTGTTGAATGCTCCGGAAGAAGTTGCAAGAGTGTTTCAAGCACAACAAGACAAGTTGAATGAGCAGCAAGACATGTTAATGCAACAGCAAGGTGCAGCACCAGCAGCACAATTACCAGAGGTATAAGAATGAGTGAAAATCAATATATAAATCCTGAGAACTTTTATGAACAGTATCAAACAGCACAACCTGAGCGTAACACAGATGTAGTACAGCTCGACGAGTTATGTTGGGATGTATTTAATTCTGATGGTGGTAAAAAGCTTTTAGAGATATTCAAAGAGCGTTTTATCATACCAGGAACACCAAGCCAAATTAATGATAACTATGATAAAGCATGTATTTATTATGAAGGCTTTAGGGAAGCTTTTCGACAAATCATTGGTAGTGTACAAAGCTATCAAATACGGAAAGATGAAGAAGCACGCAGAGCAGCAGGTGAAGCATGAGTTTTGATACTATAACGTCAACAGTAGAAGATATGGCTATGCAAGACGCTGGTATACAAAAACAAGAACCCTCTTGGTGGCTTGATGATAATACCCCCGGTGTAGGTGATAGACCCGACTGGTTGCCAAGCCAATTTAAAAAAGCCTCGGATGTTGCAAAGTCCTATCAAGAATTACAAAAAAGATTTGGTGATGCACCTAATGAATATTCATGGGAAGCAGGACAAGGCTGGATTGACCCAGACTATGAACCATTTCAAGAATTGGCTCAATATGCTAAATCAAAACGTGTACCACAAGACGTGATGGATAAAATGTTATCCGCAGTTGGTAAGTACATGGATGAGTTTAATATCGACTATAATGCTGAAAAACAGGCTTTAGGTGATAAAGCAGATGAAAGATTAGAAATCTTAAACAACTGGGCTAAATCTAATTTATCTGAAGACTCATTTTATGCTTTAACATCAAATTTAAGAACCGCTGACGCAGTGTTAGCATTAGAAGAATTGAGGTCAAAAATGTTAGGACAAAACACAATGATACCGGGCAATGAGCAATCACAATCTGATGGCGTACATAGTCTTGAAGATTTGCAACTTGAGATGATTCAGAATATTGAAAAATATAAATCAGATCCAAGATATCGAAGAGAAATAACTGCAAAAATCGAAAGATTGCAAACTAAGTAAATAGCGGTTTATAATGTGTACAAGTATCCAGTTTTTCTGGGAATTGGATAACTTGTACATAATCGGCCCTTCACGGACAACCAACATTTTACAAGCCCAATAATACTTAATAAAACATCATTAACTATTTAAGGGGATTAAAATGTCCATAAGTTTAACTAATGTCCAACAAATCGAGTTCGATGCGTTGGTAAAAGCAATCTATCGCTCTACAGGTTTTTTAATGCGTGATACTATTCGTACAAAATACGATGTTATCGGTGCAAGCGTAGAGTTTCGTAAAGTAGACCAAGTAATTTCTGTACCAACTGCTTATTTAGCAGCAGTAACCATTCAAGATCCCGGTTACAACAAAGCAGTATGTACTTTACAAAAATACACCACACCTACCGCAGTAGACGAAGTACAAGAACTAACAGTAAACTTTGACGCTAAAATGGAAAACGCCATGTTAGTCGCTCAAGCTATGGGTCGTCGTTCTGACCAAATCACCATTGATGCATTAGTTGCTAATCCCGGTGACACTATTGCAGATGGCGGTACAAACTTCAACTACTTGAAATTTACCCAATGTTTAGAGTTCTTTGATAACAACGCAGTGCCACTTGCAGAGCGTTATGTAGCTATGTCTGCAAATAACTTTAAGTCTTTAATGCAAGATGACCAATTCGTTTCTACTTTCTACACCAGAAATGATGTAATTGACCGTGCACGCATTCGTGAATACTTAGGTTTCAACGTTATCGTAGTCCCACAAATGACAGAAGGTGGCTTGCCAAAAACCGGAAACATTCGTACCGCTTTAGCATGGCACAAAATGTCAACTGGTATGGGTATCGGTATGAATTTCCGCACCGAAGTAAACTACATTCCACAGAACACTTCTTACTTAGTAAATGGCGTGTTTTCTGCTGGAGCCGTAGTGATTGATTCCAGGGGCGTATTGGCAGTCGAATGCGATGAAACCGCGTAATAAAGGGGAATAAAAATGGCTTTTAATGACCAAAGATTTACTAGACATACTTTAGCGTTCAACAGTGGACGTGTAACAGTAGACGGCCCAGCTTTTACAAATGGACCAGCAATTTTCAGTTATGCTTCTGCTACTGATGATATTGCAACTGTTACAGGAGCAAACTATTTTGCATCAGCAGTATATGATTTAGCGGTAGGTGATATTATTATCATTGAAGCAAGTGATGCTAACGGCATGTATTATGTAGATGCTGTTAACCAAACCGCTGGTACTGTTACTGTTGTTACATTCACAGCAAT